GGAAATCAATGTTGCCGATGAGCAAATTGACGACTTAGTTGATGATGCTGTACAATTTTTCCAAGAAAGGCACTTTGATGGAGTTGCCCAGGCATATTTAAAATATCAGATAACTCAAGGAGATATCGATAGAGGAAGAGCTCCTGCTGGAAATAATCCTTCTGCCGGAATAGCACAGACCTCCGCAACTGCTAACATAGTAGGAACTGCAACGACTTTTACATATAAGGAAAATAGTAATTTTTTACAAATTCCTCCATCAATAATAGGAATTCAAAAAATATATCACTTTGATGGTACTAATACGACAACAAATAATATGTTTAGTGTTAAATACCAACTTTTTTTAAATGATATTTACTATTGGGGATCTACTGAAATATTAACGTATGCAATGTTAAAGACATATCTCGAAGATATTGATTTTTTACTCACTACCCAGAAGCAAATTAGATTCAATCAAAGAATGGATAGATTATATTTGGATATTGATTGGGAAAGTGTTGCTGTTGGGGACTACTTAATCATTGACTGTTATAGAGCTCTAGATCCAAATGATTTTTCTCGGGTTTGGAATGATTCCTTCTTAAAACCATATCTGACTGCATTAATAAAAAGGCAGTGGGGACAAAATTTAATAAAATTCCAAGGAGTAAAACTGCCAGGAGGGGTTGAACTTAATGGAAGACAGATGTATGATGATGCACAAAAAGAACTTGATGTGATAATGGAAAAAATGTCTAATACTTATGAGTTACCACCATTAGACATGATAGGATAAAGGTATGCTCAATCCATTTTTCCAGCAAGGGTCAAAATCTGAGCAGAATCTTGTTCAAGATTTAATCAATGAGCAGTTAAAAATATATGGAGTTGAAGTTTATTATCTACCCAGAAAATATGTAACGTCAAAAACTATTATAAAAGAAGTAATCGAATCAAAGTTTGAAAACGCTTTTCCTATTGAAGCGTATGTTGATACTTATGATGGATATAATGGTCTTGGAACTTTGATGTCAAAATTTGGCATTCAAGAAATGGATGATTTGACTATCACAATTTCCAAAGAAAGATTTGAAACATATATCACACCTCTCATTAAAAATATTACAGATATAAAACTTTCGTCAAGACCTAAAGAGGGTGACTTAATTTATTTTCCTTTGGGTGACAGATTATTTGAAATTAAATATGTTGAGCATGAAAAACCTTTCTATCAACTACAAAAAAATTACGTATATCAACTATCGTGCGAATTATTCCGATATGAAGATGAGTTATTAGATACCAGTATTGACAATATAGATGATAATGTTGTTGATTCTGGGTATATTCAATCTCTAACTTTAGTCGGTTCTGCATCTACCGCATTAGCATCTGCTCAGATTTTCAATGGAGGAGTTAGGAGAATTATTTTAACAAATAGGGGTAGTGGTTATACTTCTGTACCAGATGTTGCAATTTCCTCCGCACCAAGTGGGGGAATAACTGCTACGGGAATTGCGACAATGATTTCTGGTCTTGTTGATTGTGAAGGTATCGTCAATGATAGGGTACAAGGAGTAGAAATAACAACTTCTGGATATGGTTATTCAACCTCACCTAGCGTTTCTTTTATAGGTGGGGGTGGAAGCGGAGCAGAGGCATATACAGAAATAGCTGATGGAATAGTTGGTATCATAACACTGACTAGTGGAGGTTCTGGATACACTAATCCACCCACAATTACAATAGGTTCTCCAGGAATAGGAACAACAGCAACAGCGGTTGCTTATATAAATTCTTCAGGATCAGTAACTTCGATTAGAATAAATGATACTGGAGTTGGTTATATAACGATACCATCTGTAACAATAAGTTCTCCTATTGTTACTGGTATTGGAACATTTATATTTAATGAGGTTGTTACGGGAACCATAAGTAGTACCACAGCAGTAGTTAATTCTTGGAATTCAATAACTAACGTTTTAAAAGTTTCTAAGATTTCTGGAAGTTTTGTAGTTGGGGAAAATATTGTTGGTTCAGAAAGTGGATCCAGTAGAAAATTAAATTTAATAGGAGAATATAACGATACTGATCCATACTCACAGAATGAAGAGATAGAAGAAGAAGCAGATCAAATTATAGATTTTAGTGAAAGAAATCCCTTTGGTATTCCCTAACACTAAATATTATCATATAGAAATAATTCATTGGTTTTAAAATGTTTGAGTATTTTTACCACGAAATATTAAGAAAAACTGTAGTTTCTTTTGGGACACTTTTTAATAATATTTCAATAAAGCACAAAAATAATTCTGGAGACATTGTAAGTGAAATAAAAGTCCCTCTTGCATATGGTCCTACTCAGAAGTTTTTGGCTAGACTTGAACAATCTCCAGATCTTAATAAACCAGTTCAAATGACTCTTCCCAGAATGTCATTTGAATTTATTGGTTTGAATTATGATGCACAAAGAAAGGTAACAACTACTCAAACATTTATAACATCATCTACATCAAATAAAACTCAAGAAAAAAAATCCTATATGCCTGTTCCATATAATATGGAATTTGAACTTAGTATAATGACAAAATTAAATGATGATATGTTGCAAATTATTGAGCAAATTTTACCATTTTTTCAACCATCATATAATTTGTCAGTTAACTTAGTTGAAGAAATAGGAGAGAAAAGAGATATTCCAATTATTCTTGGAAGTATCACAATGAATGATGATTATGAGGGCGATTTTACGACTAGAAGGGCATTAATATATACATTAAGATTTACTGCAAAAATATATCTTTTCGGACCTATATCATCTGCTTCTCAAGATGTTATTAAAAAAGTTTCTATTGGATATATATCAGCATCTTCTTCGGGTTCTGATGCAAAATCTGGAGGTAGGGATCTTGTATATTCAGTAGAACCATCCGCAACAACAAATTACACAGGAACACTAGTTACAAGTTTAGTCGGTGATGTTTCCAAAACAGATTCTTATATTAATGTAGAAGATGCATCAGAAATTTCCAATAGTACTTATATTGTTGTAAACAACGAAACTCTATATGTAAAATCCAAAACAGATAATAAATTATTGGTAACTAGAGGTGCAAATGGAACTTCCATCACCACTCATGTTTCTGGGTCTTCGATTAAAAATATAACACAACAAGATAATGCACTGATAGAAATTGGTGATGATTTTGGTTTTAATGGTGAGTTTTCTTAAGAATGACTAAAAAATACGACGCTTTGAATAAAGAGTTCAATATTTCAGGTGACGTAATAAAACCCGAAGTAGTTGATACCGAATCTAAAATCGAAAAAGTAACATCTTCAATAGAAGATGTGAAAAAAGATTATGAATACACTAGAGGTAACTTGTATTCCTTAATAGAAAAGGGACAAGAAGCTATTAACGGTATTTTAGAACTCGCCCAAGAAAGCGAAATGCCGAGAGCATACGAAGTTGCCGGACAATTAATTAAAAATGTAGCTGATGCTACAGATAAGTTGATGGATCTTCAAAAAAAATTAAAAGACGTAGAAGAAGATAGGGGAGTAAAAGGACCAACAAACGTAACAAATGCACTTTTTGTAGGGTCAACCGCAGAATTAGCAAAACTTTTGAAGCAACAACCAAAAAATGAAAATGTTTAAGTAGTTTCAAGAAGAGTGGAGTAATAAATATAGAAAGAGTATTGACTGCTTAAGTTCCAATAGTTTTTCTCAATGTGCTCACGATGAAGAGACCAAATCGAAAATAGTTGAATGAAGTATCCCAAATTCTCACATAAAACACCACATTTAAAGGGAAAACAACATCAGTTAGACCCAAATTTAGATTTGAAACAATTAGTTCACCACTCAACCGTTCAATATGTTGACCGAGATAATGATGGTGACGTAGATGTTTATGATAATCCAAAAAAGGGTATTCCTGATGAAAACCCTGACGCAAATTTTGCATCCACATCTAAGAAGTTAATTGACAAACAAAAAGGAGAAATTAAGCATACTAAGAGAGGTATGGCGTATGAAGATCTTCGCAAGTGGTTTGGAACTGGTGGCAAAGGTGGAGTAGGTGGTGGTGGATGGGATGAATATAATACCAAAGGAGAGAGAACTGGTAAATGTGCTCGTGGAGAAAATGATGATGGGAAAGGTCCAAAACCAAAATGTCTTTCTAAAGAAAAAGCAGCAAAGATGTCTAAAGATGAAATTGCAAATGCAGTAAAAAGAAAGAGAAAAGAAGATCCAATAGCAGACCGCCCAGGAAAAGGAGGAAAACCAAAAATGGTATCTAATAAAATAGAAGAACAATCCGGTGAAAAAAGATACTGCCCAATGTGCAGGAAAAGAGAGAGAAAAATGGATTGTTCTTATGGACCTTCTATGTGGGATGCAGTAACTATTTCTGGTCTTAAAGAGTCTAAAAAATCAGAACCAGATCATGAGTATTCAATGGCTAGGTCCGAACTTTCCACCATTGAAAAGGCAGTAAAACGTCTCAAATCAAAGATGAAAGGTGAGGGTAATATTGAAGCGTGGGTACAATCAAAGATTACTAAAGCAGCAGATTATATTGATTCAGCCGCTGATTATTTGGATAGTGGGGAGCATAATGTTCATGGTTCAATGGATGAAGCAAAAGGTCCTTGCTGGACTGGATATAAGCAAGTTGGAATGAAGAAGAAAGGAAACAAAATGGTTCCAAATTGTGTTCCAGAAGAAACGAGTATTGAGGAAGAAAATAAACCAACAAATCCAAAACTATGGGCAAAGTGGAAAGCAAAAGCAAAAGCAAAGTTTGATGTTTATCCTTCCGCATATGCAAACGGATGGGCCGCTAAAGGTTACAAGTCGGAAGGTGGTGGATGGAAATCTGTAAAGGAAGAGACTATTGAAGATTTGAATGGCAACTCATTTATAGAAGTTGTTGATCTTATTAAACCAGATCCATTGGTTTCTGAGGAAAATGGAAAAGTATGTGAGATATGTGGAAAATCACCTTGCGAATGTTCCCCAAAGAGACCAATGGGTGGTAGCGCAGCAAAACCAGGTCCAGATAAAAATTATGTAAAACCAATGGAAGAAGCAGTTCGCATCCCAGCAAAAACAGGAAATATTATTATGACAATTTTGAATTGGAGAGGAAAGTATTACACAATTAAAATGTTCTTCCCCCAAACAACCAAACCAAGTAGACAGGAAGTTCAGGATCAAATTTCAAAAGTTTATCCAGGATCAAGAGTTCAATCATATTATGTTTCGGATATCAAGCCAGGTGAACAGCTTCTTCAAGTAGAAGATTGGCAGAAAGTTAATCGCCAAGATAAAACTGATGGATTAAGTCAAAAAGCAGTAAATGCATATCGCAAAGAAAATCCTGGTTCAAAACTACAAACTGCAGTAACTGAGAAGAACCCTGAAGGAAAAAGAGCAGAGCGTCGCAAAGCATTTTGTAGTCGTATGACTGGAATGAAAAAAAGATTAACTTCTGCAGAAACCGCAAAAGATCCAGATTCAAAAATTAACAAAGCACTCCGTCGTTGGAACTGTAACTAAAATGAAATCATTCAAAGAATTCTTATCAGAGAGTGTAAATATTGCAGGAGATTTTAATGGAAATCTTTACATTGGTGGTTCAGATTCTCAACCAGAACCTGTAGGAGAGTCTTTCTTCGCAGATATAGTTTGGGAAGGAAAGATTTATCGTATGGAAGTTGAGGGTAGTATGATGTCAAAAACTCAACTTGCAGAGGAACTTCAAAGTGAGTATCCAGGTGCAATCGTTCATAACATCTACCCATCAACAAATCAAGTATCCAGAGTTAAAAACGTACAAAGATATCAACCAGAAAAACTAACTTGGAGTGATTGATTAATGGCACAATTTAATAAAAATGATCAGGATTTCCTAAATCAGGAAAGAACCCTATTTGAAGTGAATATGATCGCCAATAAAAATGGCGAAGTAGTAACTAAAACAAATAGATTTCCAGTCGATGTTCTTCCAGCAAATGCAGATGCTTTTGGAAGAACAAGAGTATCAAATCCACTCACACTTTTTGATAGTTCTCACAGATATAAAGATAATAATCTTTGGGAGGGATTACTTGTAGGAACTGGTGCTACGGTTGGATTTTCTACAACAGAAGGTTTGATTAATATTGGTATTGGAACTACTGCTGGATGTTCTGTGATTAGGGAAACTACAAAAGTATTCTCCTATCAACCAGGCAAATCATTACTAGTATTGAATACTTTTGTAATGAATTCTCCAAAGGAAAATTTAAGACAAAGAGTTGGATACTTTGGTGCAGATAATGGAATGTATCTCCAAGTTTCTGGTATTGGAAGCACATCGGTAAGTTTTGTAGAAAGAAGTCTATCAACTGGAACAGAGACTGTAGTTCCACAAACAGAATGGAATATTGATAAGTTAGATG